ATCTCCGCGGCAAAGGCGATATGCCGCGGCAGACTGGCGTCCTTCACCGCGAACGCCGCCCGGAGTGAGTCTTTGATCGTGTCGACACCGATCACGAACACCCGACCGCCGCGGTGGGTTCTGGATTTGGTCTGCTTAGGTGGCCAGGCCGGATGTGGACCCTGCCGGCCTTTGATGGCCCAGATCTTCCGGGCGTGGCGAACCTTGCAGAAGTCGTAGGCCGCTTGGGTGTGGTGACCACCGGAATCGATGCAAGCCGCGCGCAGCTTTAGTGCGCGCCCGTCCTGGGTCGCGTGGATTTCCCGTAGCCATTCGTCAAGATCCAGCCAGACTTGTTCCTCGCCGGGCGGGCCCCACAGTACGTTGTGGGTGAGAACATAGGCCCGCTGACCGTAGGACCAGCCCACGAGCGTTGCTTCCAGCCGGTTGTCCTGGACATCGATCCCTGCGGTCAGAACCAGCACGTCGCTGGGAATGGCATCCCATGCTTGCCGGCGTTGCGCCAGCGTCGCCACATCCGCCGTTTCCCCATCCCTGTCTTCCCAGCACTCACCCAATTTGGTGTTGATGAACGACTTCAGGCGTTCCGGAAAGTCCTTCGCCGCCAGGAACTCTGATGCGGCATCCGCCCACGCGTACCACCCCGGCGGTGAGTACAGGCTCGACAAATGAAAGCCGATGACACCGGGTGTTGCATGCGCGGGTTCGGTAGCCACCCACTCACCTTGTTCCAGCATCCACGCCTTGTGCCGTTCGTGGATCAGCGTGCCGCAGTCGCTGCAGGCGAGGCGCGCGGTCTCCGGTTTTCCTTCTTCCCAGACGATCCGCTCCCATTTGATGATTTGCTTGGTGCCGCACTCGGGACACGGCACGTGGTAGTAGCGCTGATCCGTCCGTTCAAACGCTGCCCAGATCCGGCTGATGCCGGTGATGGTTGGCGTCGAGCAGAGATAGATCTTCCGGTTCCGCTTGAACGTGCTGGTCCTTGCGATGGCCAGTTCCACCGGATCACCTTCGCCTTCCACGTCACCCGGATAAGCATCGACCTCATCCAGGAACAGATACCGCGCCGGCATCGAGCGGAGGCCGGTCGCACTGTTTGCCCCGGTCATCACCAGCATGCCGCCCGAGAACTCTTTCACGAACATCGTGTTCCCTGAATCGCGGGAACGGTTCGGCGCGATCCGCTCGGAGAGCACCGGAGTCGCGTCGATCATCGGTTGGATTCGCTGCTTCGATGATCGCTTCACCATCTCGACCGTCGGTTGCACCATCAGCATCGGAGCTGGCGCATGATGAATGGCGTAGGCGAGCCAGTTGTTGCCGACCTCGCTGCCCCCGATCTGGCTACCCTTGGCCAGGATGACGGTGTGATACGGACTGCCGGTGGCGAGCGCGTCCATGATTGCGCTGAGATAGGGTGTCCTCGATGTGCGCCAGGGCCCCGGCTCTGCGGCGCCTTTCGCCGGCAGGACGCGATGTCGATCAGCCCATTCCGACACCGACAGCACCGGTTCCGGCGCGCACGCATCAAGCATCGCACGTCGAATGCGTGCGATAGGATCAGATTCGATGCGACGGTTAACGAGCCTGCTCATGGAGATTCACCTCGGCGATCTTCTGCAGCGCGGCGCGAATTTCGGATTCCAGCACCCGCTCAATGGCACGGGCATCGGTTTCCGCGGCGAAGAGGTCCGAGAATCGCCCTGGAATGCCGAGCAGATATTCCTTGCAGGAACGCACGACGTCCGTAACGACCGGAATGACGTCATCCACGGCGACCAGCGCTCCGTTCATGAGCTTGAGTTCGAGCTCCGCCTTCTTGGCCGAGTAGGCTTCCTTCTGCGCTTTCGCCTTGGCGTAGAGCAGGTACGCATCGTTCTGCTCGGTCTTCGGCTTGCGACCAGCACCCGGGCGCGCGCCGCCGTTGCGGCCGATTCCAGCAGGTGCTTGGGTTGCTGTTTCCATCTGATTTGAATCAGTTATTCAGCCTGTCGCTAGAGAAATACCGCGCGTCGCGTTCCCCGCGGCGCAGATCGCGTCACAGGAACCGTGAAGTTTTTGTCGTTCAAACGCTTACGCACGGGTTGTTCGGCGGCTTTCACGAATTCTTTAAACAAATCAATGAATTCAAAACTCCGAAAACCTCGCATTCGGATCGATCGCGATCGCCTGCTCTAAGTTGGGCCACTCAACGACGGCGATGCCCGCGCGGTTGGCGGCGCGAATCTCATCCAGCGTTCCCGTCGATGTTTTCCAGCGCGGCGCCAGGACGATGAGATCGCAGCGCAGAAGGATCGCGATCAAACCATCGAGGAACACTTGATCGTTGCACACGCCATCGAAGTGCGCGGTGTTCGAGTGGGGGCAGATCACGGCGTATCCCCGCGCCCACAACTCGGCGGCAATCCGGCGCGCTGTTTCGATGTTCTGGTGGACGAACCAGTGGCCTCGGCTGTCGCGGTAAGGGCCTGCAACATAAGCGATCTTCATCCCAAATTCTCCCAACTATCTGATTGCTATAAGGGTTTGCTTATGGATGAATAGCATCACGCTTACAGAGCCGAGAACGACGATGAACACCAAAACCAACGACGTCGCGATGAACGCATTCATGCTTCGTTACGCATGCATCCGCGACAAACTGGAACGCCTGCAAGCCCTGGCCGACGATCACTTCGGATTTGTTCCGGATGACATCAATTGGGGCCACGTCGGAGACGCCAGCAGCGTCGACGATGCGCTTGGCGAGATCCTGGAACGATTCGACAATCATTGAGGGCCACCATGAACGCCAAACTCACCAAGACACAACAGGAAGTCCTGACCGCCGCAGCAGGCGATGGCGGCACGGTTACATGGATGCCCGAATCCGCGACGCGATCTCCGATGATTGCCGAGCGCATTCTGGAGGGGCTTCTGACACGCGGTCTCATCGAACGGAACCCGCACCGCCGCGAGCGCCAATATCGCGTCACCGGTGCGGGCTACGCGGCGATAGGACGCGAGAAGCCGACGAAGGCGGAGCACACCTCCGCGACCGCGCAAAACGCGGCCCACGGCGCGCCACAGCGCGAGCGGCGCCCACGCGCGAACAGCAAGCAGGCTCGCGTCATTGCTCTGCTCGAGACGGGCGCCACTGTTGACCAGATCATTGCGATTACGGGCTGGCAGAAGCACAGCGTGCGCGGATTTTTCGCGGGCGCGCTGAAGAAGCAGGGTATTCGACTGACGTCGTCCAAAACGGATGCCGGCCGGATTTACCAGATCGATCACGCCGCCTCCTGACGATTGGCCAACTCATCGAAGGCCACGCCATCCGCCTCGCGCGTGGCCTCTCTCCCGGTCCAGCCTTGCCAGCGCCGCACGATTACATCGACGTACTTGGGGTCCAGTTCGATCAGGCGGGCAGTGCGCCCTGATTTCTCCGCCGCAATCAGCGTGGTGCCGGATCCGGCGAAGGGATCGAGTACGAGATTGCCGGGCCTGCTGGAATTGCGGATCGCCCGTTCGACCAACTCGACCGGCTTCATGGTCGGGTGCAGATCGTTCTTCACCGGCTTTTTGATCTGCCAGACATCGCCCTGATCGCGATCACCGCACCAGTGATGCTGTGCGCCGACTGGCCAGCCGTACAGAATCGGCTCGTATTGGCGTTGATAGTCGGAGCGTCCCAACGTGAACGTGTTCTTCGCCCAGATGATGAACGTCGACCAGTGGCCGCCCGCGGCGCGGAATGCGGACTGTAGCGTGTCCAGCTCGCTGGATGACATGGCGATGTAGGCCGCCCCGTGGCAATGACGAAGAGTCGATTGCAGTGCGGCCAGCAGGAAGGCGTGGAAATCCGATCCGAGGTTGTCGTTCAGAATGCCCCGGGTATGCGCGGCGTAGTTCACGTTGTACGGCGGGTCGGTGAAGCACATATCCGCTTTCGTCCCGTCCATCAGCACGTCGAAACACGCAGGGTCCGTCGAATCGCCGTTCAGCAGGCGATGCTCGCCGAGCATCCACGCGTCTCCCCGCTGCGAGATCGGGATGATGGGCGGCTCCGGCACGTCATCGTCATCCGTCCGACCCTCCTGGGTCGACTCGTCTCCGGCGAGCAATGCGTCCAGTTCATCGCTGTCGAAACCGAGGATGCCGAGATCGAACTCATCAAGCCGCAGATCGGACAATTCGATCCGAAGGAGCTCCTGGTCCCAGGATGCGTTCTCGGCCAGCCGGTTGTCGGCGATCACGTAGGCGCGCACCTGGGCGTCGGTCCAGCCCTCGGCAACGATGCAGGGGACTTCGGTCAGACCGAGCCGCAGTGCCGCCACGACGCGGCCGTGCCCGCAGATCAGAGTTCCTTCCGGGGTGATCAGGCATGGGGTGGTGAAACCCCATTCCTGAATGCTCGCCATGATCTGGGCGATCTGCTCGTCCGAATGCGTCCGCGCATTGCGAGCGTAGGGAATCAATTTGCTTGCATCCCGAAGTTCAACACGGACGGTGCCGCGTCGCTCGGTCATGGGTTCCACCGCCGCCCTTGGAATTCCACGAACCAACGGGCATCGATCCATAGCAGCCGACCGTCGATCGACCGGACCTTGAGCAGACACCCGGAGCCGCCTACGGCGTGAGGCCGGACGGCGAGGACCGTCACCGACTCAGTGAGCCGGGCGCCCTCGTATCCGGTCGTCTGGTTCCAGGCCGGGATCGGAGTCACGCGCTCGCCAACCTCGGGCAGTTCTTCTGTCGCGTTCATTGGACCTCGGTTACGTCGACGAAAGTCATGCCGGGGATCGTTGTCAGCCGTCGCTCCTTGACCGCAAGGATCACGGCATCCATCGATGTCGCAAGCAGCCTCATCGCCACCCGCTGGGCGTCGCTGTGCATGGGTCACCACAAAAACCCGATGCGGCGCGACCGTGCCACCGCCAAGCTGGGGGACGCGTCCGTCGCGGCCCCCGGTCACGGCGCCCACACCAAATACCCGACCAGTAGGCCAACCAAGAACCCAGAGAACGCGAGCGCGCCGAACCCGATCACGTAATGCCCGAAGGCGGGGTCGGGCGCATCCAGTAATCCCCGCCCGCCATCTGTCGCTGCAGGCGCGCGACCCTGGCCGGTGTCTGCTTTGCCCATAAACTTTCTCCCATAGCATGTGCCGCCTCAATGTACCGGCCGCGCCGGATAAGTGCCAGGGTCCGCGTGAACGCCATCATCCCGTCGATCCCCATCTGGTACGCCATCTCGTACACCACATCACGGCGCGCCGGATCGAGGCCGGCGACCCACGGCAGACGAGCGTTGACCTCTCGCACCGCAATCGAGGCATCGACCGACAGCAGCCATTCGGCGCCGGCCAGCGTGATTGAATTGCCGTCCCAGCCGGTTTGGTGCTGCTCGATCGAGTTGAGCGGACGCGCCCGGATGTTTCGCCCGTATCCGACCGTGAGCTTTCTGCTCGTGCAGCGGTAAACCCTGGTGCGGTTGCCGACAATCGGTCCGCGGCCCTCGTGGGCGCGGAGGCTGGCCAGGAATTGTTGCGACGGTTCGTGTGTCATGCGCTCTCCAGGGCGGCGTACTCGTCGATGATTCGTTGGGCATGGTCAAGACCGTAAGCCGGCTCAGCGCGATAGCCGGCCGCGCGCAGCCGTTCCAGCCAGATTCGCTGCTCGGGCGACACCGCGCACCACGTCGACCCGGTCGTTTTCATCTCGATCCGCAGCCCGTGGTACGCGCCGCGCGGCAGGTCCACGAGGATGTCGGGATATCCCGGCCTGACTCCCTCGGCGCGCATCCGGCGGGCGACGTTGATGTGTCGATGTCCGCCGTTCGGAACTGCGGCGGCGTGCGCGTACAGCGACGGGTGAGTCCAGGCCAGCCAGTTCATCAGGGCGACCTGCTCGGCATGTTCGGTTGTCGCGGTCCGCCGGTATCGCTTCGGGGCGCCGAATGCGTCGAGCTGCGCGACCGTCTTGCTTGCTCTGCGCGAATGGCCGCCAGCAACTCGCGGATGCCCGGTCGCCGGTTTTGCATCCAGCGGCGGACGATCGGCCGCCAGAAGTCCGGCCGGTCGAGGCACTCCCGAATCAAGCACGCGCTGCGTTCCGCTGCCCACCGTGATTCTTGGTCCGGATTTGCGAGCCATCGATTCACCTCGGCTTGTCGAACCGCGCCAGATGAGGCGGCGTCGGCCGGCCGATCGGGACGCGATGGAGTTTCCGGATGCAGTGCATACAAACACGCCCTCCGCTCGGGATCTCGTCGACCGCATTCGCCGTCAACTCGGGTGCGACCTGCGCGCCGCATATCGCGGTCGGCGTGAGATCGGATGGGCGAAGGTGGTAGGTCGACGTCACGGGTTCATGCTCCATCGCTGCGGAGAAGCTCCTTCCCGCGCTTCCACACGGGTAATCGCAACGTTCCACGCCGTGATAGCTGCCGCGCCCGCGTGAAGCTCAACGCTGCCGATATGCGCCGGCAGTCCATTTCGCGGCACATTTGCGGTTTGTCGGCGTGGCGCGTACAGCCGCCATCGCCAAGGTAGATGCAATCGCCGTTCGGCTTGTGATCGAGAACGAACGTCCCGGGCATCGTCGGATGGGGTTTCACGTAATACTTCGTGACGTCCTCGTGCGGCAGGATGCGCACCAGGTCGCGATGACAGCACAGGGTGCATCCTGCGCACGGAACGTCGACCATGACCTCGCGGGCGGCTGTCACGTCCCTTCCTCGGGCTTGGCGACGCCGGGAACCATCGCCTCGAGCAAGTCGAGGAACTCGGAGGCCTCCGCGAACATATCGCGGGTCTTGTCCTTCACGATTGCCCGGACCACCGCTTTGATCGCCTTTTTGCTCGCACCCGATTTGTGGGCGGCTGCGTCGACCGCTGCGTTGTACGTCTCGATGATGTCGTCTCGCTTGTGAGCGATTGCGAGCAGATCCGGAAAGACCTGCCGCGCTTCGGTCACGTTCAGTACCGCGTCCTGCAATGTCGCATCAGTCACTCCGAACGTGTCCCGATTGATGTGCACCACCTTCGCCATAGACCACCTCTTCGTGTTTGCCGTTTACGCACCGCGCCAATGATCGACGCAGAACCAAATGGCCGAAGACGCCCCCACCGCATGGGTGTGCGTCCCGGGCCGTGGACAGCCGGGAACACCGCAACCGCGGTACTCGCCGCGGTGGCGAACTCTCGGCGCCGCATCCATCAGCCGTCGATGTTCGGCCAGCGCTGCATCGAGCCGATTGGCGCGCTCGTCCGGCGGGCGTGCCATCCGACGCCGCAGCGCGTTGCGCATGCGCTCAAGCGCCTGGGTCGCTGCGTCGGTGGTCGCGACCGGCGCCAGGACCGTCTCGACATAGCCGGCGATCCCGCCGGTAAACCGCGGAGCGGCGGCATCGGCGATCTGCTGTTCGACCCGCATCCTGTCCCGGCGAATCCGACCCACCGCGCCCACGATGTCGATCAACTCGGGCATGTAGGGCTCACGTTCCGCAACGGCCCGCTCGTAGCCGTCGATCACAGCGTCGGGAGATTCGCCCTGTAGCCGCTGATACAGCCGCCAGCGCCATGCGTTTCCGTCCTTCTCGGTTGGCACGGCCGCCAGGAAGCGTGCCCCCCAATCCGCGCGCATCGCGCTGAACACCATCCGCACGGCGTCGCTCAGTGCGTCAGAAGGCCGGGATCTCGCGATCGGCATAGGCGTCGTAGTGGCCACGTTTGCTGCGTTCATGTCGGGTTCCGAAAATTCCGGTGTAGCTCCGTTCGATGCTCTGGTCGATGCACGCCCTGATGTCCTCGCCTTGAGCCGCCAGCCGCTGCAGGGTCGCGATGCACTTGGTGGCGGCCAATTCCGTCAGCGGCTTTCCGATCGATTTCCGGTGCTGGATGAACTCGATCCAAGCGTCGTGTGGAACGACGTCCGGCAAGCTCATCAGCGACGGATCGAACGCCGCCGCTTTCTTCGTCGCGCGTGCGCGCGATGAATTTATGTTCCCTTGTCTGTTACTTGTCTGTTCCTTCCTTTTAAGGAGGTTCCTGTTCAGGCACCGTTTAGTTCCTGTACAGGCACCGTTTTCGTTCCTGTTTGGGAACCGTTCCTGCTCAGGAACCGTTCCTGCGCGGGCACCGTTTCCGGGGTCTGGAACGGTTCCTGATTGGGCACCGTTTCCGGGGTCTGGAACGGTTCCTGATTGGGCACCGTTATCGCTGTCCGTAACCATTCCCGAATGGGCACCGTTTTCCGTGTCGGGAACCGTGCCCGATGAGGCACCGTTCGGGTCGCTCGGTGGCGTCAAATCCGGCACCGTGATCACGTATTGGCAGGACATGCCGGCGCCGCCCCGGCCGGTCTTTTCCAGCCAGCCGAAACGCACCAGGTCCGCGGTCGCCTTCGAAACCTGGTTCTCGGTCAGGCCGCAGCGTTCGGCGACGGCGGAGCGTTTCGGACAGCAAAGGTTCGTGTTCTTGTTGCGGAACGAGAACAGCGCAAGGAGCACGCGGAGGTCGGTGATTTTGAGCCGGGTATCCGAGCAGGCCTCGATGGGGACCACGGCAAAGATGTGTGAATCGGTATGCATGGCGTTCAGTTCATATTCGAACCGCCATGAATCCATGAGTTTTCGAGGTTATCAACGATCGACCCCGAAACCCTATCCGTGCGCCGACTTCATACTCCCCACATCGCCCATTCGCTTGCCGGCGCCAGCGCAGACATACCCTTATCTCGCGTCCATCCTGAACGGACTCGATCAAATGGCGGCACGGGTAGCATGGAGCCTCGTTGAGGGTCACGGCAGCGTTTTCCCTCCGTAAACCGTTCCGCCCCGACCTCGTTTTGGCAGGATCGTTTCGAGCGGCTTGAACCAGAAACAGTCGTCGGCCCGGAACCACGTCCCGTGCGAATAGTCGACGCCGTGTTCCGCTTCCGCGTCGTGCCGGCCGCAGGATTCGCGGCGAGGGCAGGTTGGTGAGACGCAATCGGTCATGGTCATGCTGCGGCAATGGATGACGGAATTGGGCGAAGCCCTGCCCGGTTACACTGTGAAGTGGCTGTTTCACATTTCACCGGGAGGACTCCATGAAGTCGTTGCGCATGCACGCGTATGCCTTATGGATCACGGCTATCCTGATCTTCGTCTTTCACAGCTTTTTCGAGCGGTTCGCCAGCACGCCGGTCGTAATGGGGGTCGCCGTCTTTCTGTCGGTTCTCGGTTCCAGCTGGTATCAACGTTCGGGACGATAGGGACGACAGACACGACGCCAAGAAGACAACCGAGAGGGCGATCGCAATTGCGTGGGGCTCCGCTCCTGGTAATGCCACCAAGCCTCCTGCAACGGCGCCCGCGACGGACGCGAATGCCAAATCGGTTGCCCGACCTGTCTGGCTGAGCCGGTACTGGTTCTTCATGCTGCGTCTTGATGTGGAGATGGCGAGGACATGTGAGTGAAGTGCAAGCTGTCATGGTCAGGCGGCTTGGGTAGCATCTCCGCATGGAGCCAGTTCCTCCTGCGTGAAATAGCCCTCGGCGCACAATGTTTCCGTTTCGGACTCCAGCGCACGGATATGCCGTGACTTGCCTTCGACCTCTCTGCGCATGCGATTGATAAACCCGATGCGCTCGCCATAGGTCATACGCACTCCCGGAATGCCCAGGCGGGGAGCATAGAACTCCTCGCCACCCCGCCGGGTGGGATAACGGGATTGGAGGGATGCGCCGAACATATCCTGTTGCTCGACCCGGTCGCGTTCGTCCTGATCCTTTTGGCGCAACATAGCCCGGGCCCGCTGTTTGACGTTGAGATAGGCCTCCGCGGCGACGTCAGGCGTGCTGACGTTGCCAGGGTCCGTTCGCGTCATCCAAATGTCGGCGACGAGGGACGCGCTGAGAGCCAGCGTCGTGTCGGGGTCCAACTCGAGGATAATCTCGGATATCAGTTCATCGTGCCTAAACGTTGGCTCGTACTTTTTCATCATGACGGGCGATCTCCGTAGATAACCGGGACAAATATGCAGCGATCACCGGAACCAGTCGCCGCATGTCGTTTTGCATTGGCAGCGTCATATCGTCGAAAAGCACCATTCCGTCCTCCTGCAATAGACCGTGCCTCTCGAAGTCGCGCAAATCGCCCCATAGCGCGAGGGATTGGGGGTTGTTGTGCTTTTCCTTGGGTTTCCACGCCAGAATGACGGCGGACTCGGTGAGCTTTTGTTCGGGGTCCGCGATGATTTCCTCGAAGTCGGCCTCGGGGATTTTCTCGATCTTCTGAAAAGTCGACGACTCGGACTTGGTAAGACCAAGGTCGGTGAGGGTTCTTTGTTTTTCTGGCGGTATCGTTTTCGTACCGCCAGAAGAATCACGCCCTGACAACTGGCCTTTCGTCCCGCTTGACAGTTGATCCGCTTCTTTCATCTCCCGAATAAGCTGCCCGCACTGCCTGGCGGCCCGGAGGCGGATGCGGCCAAGTTTCCGCTCGGCTTCCACATCGTCCCGTTGGCGCATATAGCTGGCTAGGGCGACAGCCTTGTCCCGAATATCCTTGCATTCGTCGACCGCCAGGCATTCCGTGATCGCCCGGGTCATCGCGTCGTAGCGGACGAGGTTGACTCCATCGTGCATGGCCTACTCCGGGACCAGTTCAGAACTTTCTAATAGGCCAGCCTGGCGGCAAGATTTCTGGTCGTGCCGCTCGCGGATGAATTTCATCGTGGCGAGACGGATCAGCTGGCTCTTGCTGATGCCGATCTCGTCGGCTGTCGACTGGAGCGCGATCGCCTCTGCAGCCCGAAATCCAGCTTTTTCGATGATGTTGCGCGGGTCAGCCATGTCCTCGGTCATTCCTGCTCCTACACGCCTTCCGGCCGGTGAGCGAAACACAAGAAAAGAGCCCGGCCCCGGAGAGCCGGGCAACGCCATCCAACGCGCCGTTATTCGGAGGACCGCCACGGTCGCGGGCGGCAGGGAAAGGGGCCCGCCCCGAGGGTAGGCGCACCGGGAGAAGCGCGAGGGCGGGCGAAAGGGTCATGGGGCTGCGGCCCCGGCCCCGAACCGAGTGCTGTTTGTACGCACAACATCGGGCCGAATGGCAGCAAGAAACATGAGTCGTGCTTGGGGAATACCGTCCCGGCGCCACTTGGACACGGCCTGAGGCCTGACTTTGCAAAGCTCGGCGACGCGAACCGTTCCGCCCAGCTGATCGATGATGTCGTTGTCGTTGTTCATTTGCTTGATTGTAACCACAGTTACTTTGCAATTTCAAACCATAGTTTCATGCTGAAGTGTAACCCTTGTTACATGAGTGAACCCCTTGCAGATCGGATCGTGCGATTGAGAAAGGCGAAGCAGCTAACTCAACAACAGGTAGCTGACTACTGCGACGTGTCGCGCGTAGCTGTGACCAAATGGGAGATGGGACAGACGAAGAATCTGAAGCACGCCAACATCGTGCGACTCGCGGAACTGTTTGAGATCACTGTCGAGGACCTGATATCAGACACACCAAGTGCGCGGTCAGCGCACATGGAGTCAAACGCCGAACCCGCCCCTCGCCGGGCCCGGCCGGCCCTGACGCCGGACGAACGGAAGCTGCTCCAGTACTACCGCCAGAGCCAGGTGCAATATCAGAAAACCATTCTCGACGTGGCCCGCGCGGGATCAGGTGTCGACCAGGCACAAGTTCAGACACAGACCGGAAGCGATGTCGATCCCGGCCATGATTGAACCCAGGATGGTCCAGCCGTACGAACACATGGTGGTCGAACTCGGAGAGCCGCCGATTCCGGGCGATGAAGTCCTGGTGAAGTCGAAGGACGGCCGGGTGATGGTGAAGACGCTGCTCTACGTCCGCGACGGCCGCTTGCATCTCCTGTCAGTGAATGAGGCGCACCCTCCGATCGCCATCAACGAGGCCGATATCGAGGTAATGCATCAGGTCAACGCGATCGTGAAGCGGTCCATGTGGGTTCCTCCTTGAGCCGAGGGGTAACACTTGTTACTCCTGAAGCGGAGATGGCGCGGACTGGTTGCTACTAAAGGCGCTGAACATGCGGTGGCCTGTA